ACAACGGGTATTAGCAACACCGCAGTTGGTAGAGCATCACAAGTTCAAACAACAACTGGTTCTTATAATGTTTCAATGGGTCATTTAAGTTTGTTTTCAAATACAACAAGTTCAAACAATACTGCAATTGGTTATACTGCATTATTTAATAACACCGCATCAAATAATACCGCTTTAGGTTTTGAAGCTGCTTATAGTAATACAAGTGCAGTAGAACAAACTGCAATAGGTTATCAAGCGTTGAAGTTATCGATAGAGGGATATAATACTGCCGTTGGTTCTTTGGCTTTAACAGCAAGTACATTAGGTACGGGAAATACGGCTATTGGTCGTGCAACTTTAACATCAAATACTACGGGTAATAACAATACTTCGACAGGAGTTAATTCGTTATTTAACAATTTAACAGGTAGTAGTAATGTGGCTATTGGTGCTACTGCATTATTTAATAACACCGCATCAAATAACACCGCAGTAGGTTTTGAGGCAGGTTATAGCAATACAACGGGGTTATATATAACTGCAATCGGTTATCAAGCGTTGAAAAGTTCAACGGGAAATAGTAATACCGCTTTAGGATTCCAAGCATCTTTCAAAAATACTACGGGAAATAATAATACATCAATCGGCGAAAGTGCGGGATATAATACAACAACGGGTATAAACAATACGGCAATTGGTTCCAATGCTTTAACTATAAATGTTTCGGGTTCAAATAATACGGCAGTAGGTTTAACTGCACTACAATTTAACACCGCATCTAATAATACCGCAGTAGGTTTTGAGGCGGGGGTTAGCAATACAAGTGGTTCAGGAATAGTTGCTATTGGTTATCAAGCGTTAAGAACAAACACAACGGGAGTAAATAACACCGCAATAGGTAATAGCTCATTATTTTACAATACAACGGGTATATCAAATACTGCTATAGGAATAAGTTCTGCAATAAATAACACAACGGGAAATAATAATGTTGTTATGGGGCAAGATTGTTTATTTTCTAATACTACAGGAAGTAATAATACTGCAATTGGAAAATCTGCATTGCAAAACAACACCGCATCAAATAACACTGCAGTTGGTTTTGAATCTGCTTATAGCAATACAAGTGGAGTAGAAATAACTGCAATAGGTTACCAAGCGTTAAAAAATTCAACTGGAAGTTCTAATACTGCAATAGGCGACCAATCATCATTTACTAATACTACTGGTGCATTTAATACCTCAATTGGAAGAGCTTCTATGTATTTTAATTCAACTGGGTCTGAAAATACAGCAGTAGGACAAAATTCCTTATCTGCAAATACAGCAGGAAACAATAATACAGCAATAGGACAAGGAACGCAATCTGGAAATTTTTCGGGAAGTCTAATTTTAGGGCGTGGCGCAACTGCAACAGCAAACAACCAAGCTGTTTTTGGTAGTGCAGGAACAAACGCAGGTGCAGTAGCGACCGAAATTTTAGTTTCTGATAGAAGTTGGGCAGTAAAAATTAATGGAACGGATTATAAAATTTTATTAAAAGCATAATGGAAAAAATAGAAATAACAATCGAACAAATCGCAATTAATTATGCTTCGGCATTAGATAGCGTAAACCTTGTAAATGAGTTAAAAGCAAAAGAAACTTTGACTGAAGATGAGGAAAAAACAATCCAAAGAAATTTGGAGCATTTGGAAATTATGTTAGCCAAAGATTATTGGACAAACGAAGATTTAACACCTTTAAAAATTAAGTAATGGACAATAAATTAGCAAAACAAATTTTAAAAGAGGCGCTGAATATTGCAATCTCAAAAGGTTGCTTTGGTTTAATCGAAGTGTCAAATATTGTAAAAGCTATTGATTTTATTGAAAGCCAACCCGATGTAGAGTTTGGAGAAATAGAAGCCGAATAATGATGCTATATATTGAAGATGTAAAAGTTATTGGGATTAATGCGCTTTGTATGGTTGCAATGCGTGTCACTACCATTAACGAAACTCTACAGACGATTATTTTATTAGCTACCATAGGCTATACCTTAGCAAGAACTATTAACGAAATTCAAAAGTTTAATAATAATGGCAAAGACAAAGGTACTATCGGAGAAGATTAAAGTTAACTTCGGTAAGCGCAAGAGCGGTAGGCATTCAAAGGCTAAAAGTTTACAACCTAAAAAATATAGAGGACAAGGACGATGAAACTATCAGAGCATTTCACATTAGCTGAACTAACACCATCTTCGACTGCAAAGCGTTTAGGTATTAAGAATGACCCAACGCCTGCACACTTAGAGTGCTTAAAATTATTAGCTACAAACGTATTAGACAAGGTGCGTGAGCATTTTGATAAGCCTATTTGGGTATCCTCAGGGTACCGCTCAAAGGCTTTAAATGATGCAACTCCCGGTTCAAGCCCTACATCACAACACTGCTTAGGCGAGGCAGCCGACTTAGACCAAGACGGTAGAGGCACAGGCGTATCTAATAAGATGGTTTTTGACTACATTAAAGACCATTTAGAGTTCGACCAATTAATTTGGGAGTTTGGAACGGATGCAAATCCTGATTGGGTTCACGTATCGTTTTCTACAAAAAGAAAGCGTAAACAGGCGTTAAAAGCTGTAAGAGTAAAAGGAAAAACACAATACATACCATACCTTTAATAAAATAACATTATATTTGCAAAATGGAAATCGCAAACACTCAAATTCAATCTTTAACTCCGGATGAGTTAAAATTGGTTCAAGAAATGAACAATGACTTCACAAGTGCTAAATTAGCTTTAGGTGATTTAGAATTAAGAAAGCAAGAACTATTCAAGGCACTCGACGAAATGAGAGCTGAGTTCGCTAAGAACGAAATAGAATTAGTAGAAAAGTATGGTAAGGATTCTGTTATTAATATTATGACAGGAGAAATTACTAAAAAAGATAACGACACCAAGTAATTAAAAAATGGCAAGAATAAGTTCATATCCTATCACAGGTACCCCAACACTTGCAGATAAAGTAATTGGTACAAATGTAAGTAATCAAGACGAGACGGTAAACTTTACCTTAGCGGATATATTATCTTTACCACTACCAAGTGTTCCTGTATATTTAAATAATGCGGCTGCCCTATCAGCGGGTTTAGTTGCAGGAAATGTATATAGAATTACAGGTACGGACTACTTAGGAGTAGTTCACTAATATGGAGATTCGTAAAATATCAGTAGGTCCTGACTATAAAGGCGGTGCTATGCATTACCTTATAGGGCAGAAAGTATTGAACGATACCAACGAGATTCATCTTATTAAGATGGACACCGATAAGATGTCTGTTAAAATATACATCATTAACGAAAAGCAGGAGGTGGTACTTTGGAAGGAGTTCACCTCTACAATACCAATTTCAATCGAATATAATATAAATTATTAATGAAATCTCCATTCTACTTCATAGTTAAACCAATGAAGGGGAAAAGATACGATAACACAAAGAGCATAGGGGGTATTGAATTTATTGTCAGTACATCCGAAGAAGACCATATGTTTTCTAATCGCTATGCCGAGGTTATTGAAACTCCTCTAAGATATTCGGGACCTGTTCAGGTTGGGGATACACTACTCGTACATCACAACGTATTTAAGTTTTATAATGATATGAGGGGTCGTCAAAAGAGCGGTAAAAGTTTTTTTAAAGACGACATCTTTCTTATCGAGCCCGACCAATTCTTTATGTATAAGCACGAAGATAGTTGGAATGCGTACGATAAGTATTGCTTTGTAAAGCCAATTGCTGCCGAAGATTCATACATTAAAAAACATCTTAGTGAGGAACCATTAATGGGGCTTATGGTCTATCCTAATAAAACATTAATAGACTACGGAGTTATGGCGGGCGACAAGGTTTGCTTTAAACCTGATAGCGAGTATGAGTTTGAGGTAGACGGAGAAAAATTGTACAGAATGTTTGACCATCAAATAACAATTAAGTTATGAGAGATTCAAAAGAAATTAAGAAAAAAATAATTGAGGCGGGCAGATTAGCTGTAGAGCAACTTATAAAAGTTGCAAAGGAAGAAATTATTAAACCAAATTCAGAAGATGATTTAGCTGCAGATAAATTAAAGAACGCTGCTGCGACTAAGAAATTAGCTATCTTCGATGCATTTGAGATATTAAGTAGAATTGAATTAGAAGAGGAAGCTCTTGACTCGATAGATAATGGCAACAAAAAAACTGATACAAGACAGGGATTTGCAGAGCGAAGGTCAAGGCAATAGATTATACTATGTAGTCGAGGACTACCTTCCCGCAAATGCAAAGACTAAAAAGAATACATCACGTAGTTGGCTTTACGGGTATAACGAACAATATGATTTGGTGGTTATATCTAAAAATGGTCAAATAGGTGACATCATTAATATATCAGGGCTATACATTGCCTTGCCTCCTGCTCCCAAAGAGTGTCTTCAAAGACACTATAAGTCATCAGAACAATATTGGGAGAGACAAGAAATTCCTAAAGAGTTAGCAAGAATACAATCAATCTTTCATTGGAATGAAAAGCCTAAAGAGTTTAAAGACCGATGGGTGGATTATATTGAGAAAGAGTTTGATTACAGAGAGCAGGGCTTTTGGTTTATGAACAAAGGCACTCCTACTTACATCACAGGCTCACATTATATGTACTTGCAATGGTCAAGTATTGACGTTGGATACCCCGACTTTAGAGAGGCAAATAGAATTTATTGGATTTTTTGGGAAGCGTGTAGGGCAGATAACCGCTCCTTTGGTATGATATATCTAAAGATTAGACGTTCAGGATTTTCATTTATGGCATCCTCAGAATGTATTAATGTAGGTACGCTCGCGCGTGATGCGAGGGTTGGTATATTATCTAAGACGGGTTCCGATGCAAAGAAGATGTTTACCGACAAGGTTGTTCCAATTAATAGCAGATTACCATTTTTCTTTAAACCGATTATGGATGGTATGGATAAGCCAAAGACAGAGCTTGCCTTTAGGTTGCCTGCATCTAAGATTACAAAGAAGAATATGTACGACAATAGTCAGGAAGAGATTGACGGACTTGATACATCTATTGACTGGAAGAATACAGAAGACAACTCCTATGACGGGGAGAAGTTATTATTCTTAGCTCACGACGAAATTGGAAAATGGACTAAGCCTAATAATATTAAAGATAATTGGCGTGTAACTAAAACGTGTTTACGTTTGGGCTCTAAGATTATTGGTAAGTGTATGGCAGGGTCTACCTCAAATGCGCTATCAAAGGGCGGGCAAAACTTTAAAGACCTTTACGAGGACTCTAATATAAAAATTAGAAGTGGAAACGGTCAAACTAAGAGTGGGCTGTATGCCTTGTTTATTCCAATGGAATGGAATATGGAAGGATTTATAGACATCTTCGGTATGCCCGTATTTAACAAACCTGAAAATCCTATTTTAGGTGTTGACAAGGCAATGATTAAAAATGGTGCTGTTGATTATTGGCAGGCGGAGGTTGACTCACTTAAAAATGATGCCGACGCACTCAACGAATTTTACCGTCAGTTTCCACGTACGGAGTCACACGCATTTAGAGATGAAAGTAAGCAAGCGTTATTTAATTTAACTAAAATATATCAACAGATTGACTACAACGATTCGCTTATAAAGGAGCATCACGTTACACGTGGAACCTTTCACTGGCGGGACGGGGTGAAGGATTCGACAGTTGTTTGGACACCCGATAATAAGGGTAGGTTCTTAGTGAGTTGGCTTCCGCCAAGGCATCTACAAAATAATGTAAGAGAGAAGGGTGGGAACAAATATCCTGCAAGTGAGAGCTTAGGTTCTTTTGGTTGTGACTCGTACGATATATCTGCAGTGGTTGGTGGGCGGGGCTCGAACGGTTCGCTTCACGGACTTACTAAGTTTCATATGGACGACGCTCCAACAAATCAATTTTTTTTAGAGTATATTGCAAGACCTCAAACTGCAGAGATATTTTTTGAGGAGGTGCTGATGGCTTGCGTATTTTATGGTATGCCTATCTTAGTGGAAAATAATAAGCCAAGATTACTATACCATTTTAAAAATAGAGGGTACAGGCAGTTCTGTTTAAACAGACCCGACAAACACCATAGCAAACTCTCTAAGACAGAGAAAGAGCTTGGGGGCATACCTAACTCATCTGAGGATGTTAAGCAGGCTCACGCGGCTGCTATCGAGTCCTACATCGAAAAATATGTGGGAATGGATTTAGCGGGTAACTACAGAGACCCCGACGATATGGGAACAATGCCATTCACAAGGACGTTAGAGGATTGGGCTAAATTTGATATTAACGACAGAACAAAATTTGATGCTTCAATTAGTTCGGGATTGGCTATTATGGCTAATCAAAAACACGTTTACGTGCCGGAGAAAAAAGAGTCAAAAATAAGCATTAACTTTGCAAGATATACAAACGATGGAACATCAAGTCAAATAATTAGATGAAGAACGATATATTAATAAATGTTTTATCTACAGGGTTCCCGTCTCAGTTCGTATCCGATAGCGAAAAGGCTACTTATGAGTATGGTTTACTTATAGGTCAGGCTATTCAATATGAGTGGTTTAGAAAAGATGGTAATCAATGCAGATTTTATAGCCAATGGAGAGACTTCCATAGACTAAGGTTATATGCAAGGGGCGAGCAGTCTATTGCAAAATACAAAAATGAATTAGCTATTGATGGAGATTTATCTTATCTAAACTTAGATTGGACTCCCGTTCCTATTATCCCAAAATTTGTTGACATCGTTGTTAATGGAATGTCTGACAGACTTTTCAAAGTAAAGGCGTATGCACAAGACGCAATGTCTCAATCTAAGAGAAGTAGATACCAAGATACAATTGAAGGACAGATGGCTGCTAAAGACATCTTAACTACAATACAAGATAAGACAGGTGTAAATCCTTTTATGATGGACCCTGCACAATTGCCAAATACAGACGAGGAATTATCGTTGTATATGCAGTTGAATTACAAACCTGCAATTGAAATTGCAGAAGAAGAAGCTATCAATACCATCCTTGACGAAAATCATTACCAAGACTTACGTAAAAGAGTTGACTATGATTTAACCGTATTAGGAGTTGGTGTAGCTAAGCACGAATTTTTACCGGGCGCAGGCGTTGAGGTGTCATACGTGGACCCTGCGAATGTGGTGTATAGTTATACCGAAGACCCATACTTTAGAGATTGTTTTTATTGGGGAGAGATTAAAAGTCTTCCTGTAATTGAGTGTATGAAGATTGACCCAACACTTACTAATGAGGATTTAAAAGAAATCTCGATGTACAGTCAGAGTTGGTATAATTATTATAACGTAGCTCAGTTCTATGAGAACAGTATGTTTAATTCAGATACCTGTACATTAATGTACTTTAATTATAAGACCACCAAAAAAGTAGTTTACAAAAAGAAAAAACTTGACGGTGGTGCTACAAGAATAATTGAGAAGGACGATACCTTCAATCCCCCTGTCGAAATGATGGAGGAGGGTAACTTTGAGAAGATAGAAAAGACTATTGATGTTTGGTATAATGGCGTAATGGTTATGGGTACCAACATCTTATTAAAGTGGGAGCTTGCAGAGAATATGGTTCGTCCAAAGTCTGCTACTCAGCACGCATTACCAAATTATGTTGCCGTTGCTCCACGTATGTACAAGGGAGTTATTGAGTCATTAGTAAGAAGGATGATTCCTTTTGCCGATTTAATTCAGATTACTCACTTAAAGCTACAGCAAGTTATCGCGCGCGTGGTACCTGATGGTGTGTTTATTGATGCCGATGGATTAAACGAGGTAGACTTAGGAACAGGTAATGCTTACAATCCTGAAGACGCTTTAAGATTATACTTCCAAACGGGTAGTGTAATTGGTAGAAGCTATACTCAAGACGGTGAGTTTAATAATGCAAGGGTGCCAATCCAACAATTAACATCTAACTCAGGAGCAAGCAAAACCCAAATGCTTATTACAAACTATAATCATTATATGGATATGATTCGTTCTGTAACAGGTTTAAATGAGGCAAGAGACGGTTCAATGCCTGACCCTAACTCATTAGTTGGCTTACAAAAGTTAGCTGCTCTAAACTCAAATACAGCTACACGACATATATTAGAGAGTAGTTTATTTGTATTTCGTTCAATGGCTGAAGCATTAACGTATCGCATTGGCGATATTTTAGAGTACGCAGACTTTAAGGATGAGTTTGCAAATAAGATTGGTAAGTATAACGTCTCAATTTTAAGTGAGATTAATGATTTATATATTTATGATTTTGGTATTTTTATAGAGGTTTCCCCTGATGAAGAAGAGAAGGCACAACTTGAAGCGAATATTCAAGTGGCATTATCTAAGGGCGATATTAATCTTGAAGATGCTATCGACATACGTGAGATAAAGAACTTAAAACTTGCTAATCAATTATTAAAATTGAAGAGAACTAAGAAGCAAGAACGTGAGGAGAAGATGGCTATGCAAAACCAAGCTATGACCGCTCAACAAAATCTTAAATCTCAGGAGATGGCAGGGCAGTTGGCTATGCAGAAGATTCAAATGGAGACGCAGGCTAAGATGCAAATCAAGCAGGCTGAGGTTGCATTTGATATTGAGAAGATGCAGAAAGAAGCTGAGCTGAAGAGTTATCTAATGGCGGAGGAGTTCCAATATAGTTTACAATTAAACGGATTAGAGCAGAGCACTATATCAGGTAGAGACAAAGAGAAAGAGGATGCTAAAGCAAAGCGTATTAGTCAACAAAACACAGAGCAATCTAAGTTGATTAACCAACGTAAGAATAACTTACCTCCTTTGAATTTTGAATCTAACGAGGATAGTTTAGATGGCTTTGATATGGGTGAATTTGAGCCACGATAATAATATTGAATTTTTTATATAAATTTGCACTAAATAAAATCATATCCAATGGAATTTAAAGTAAGAGCTGTAGAAGGTTACGAACCTAAATCAGTACAAGAAGTAGAAAAAGAATTGCTTGCAAAACACGAAAAGCAATTTAATGAAACTGTTGAGGAAACTCCGGTTATAAATATGGAAACACCTGCACAGGAAGCTGCACAGGAGGTTGAATTAAAAGAAGAAGACGTTCTTTCATATATTGGGAAGAGATATAATAAGCAGATTAACTCATTTGATGAGTTGTTAGCTGAGCGTAGTCAGGCAGAAGATTTGCCCGAAGACGTTGCTGCTTATTTTAAATACAAAAAGGAAACAGGAAGAGGATTTGAAGACTTTGTCAATTTGAGAAAGGACTACGATTCAATGGAACCTGAAGAGCTTTTGCATAGTTATTTGGCTGCCACTCAGGAAGGCTTTGACGATAACGATATTGATGTCCTAATGGACGACTATCGTTACGACGAAGACATTGACGAGGAGCATACAATTAAAAAAATAAAGTTAGCAAAAAAGAAGATTATTGGTGAAGCCAAAAAATACTTCAATCAACAAAAGGAAAAATACAATATGCCCCTTGAGTCAAGTGCGGTAGGTATTCCTGATGAAGAGAAGGAAGTGTATGAGGCTTATAAACAATATACACAACAAGCGAAAAGCCAACAGGAGCAAGAATCCCGCAAACGCGATTGGTTCCAAAAGAAGACAGATGAGGTATTTAACGAAGAATTTAAAGGTTTTGAATTTAACGTAAATGACCGAAAGTTATCTTTTACTCCCGGTGATTCTAATGAGTTGAAAAAAAGTCAATCAACACCACTAAACTTTATCAATAAGTTTTTGGATGAAGACGGACTAATGAAAGACGCAGCAGGATACCACAGGTCATTAGCAATCGCAATGAATCCCGACAGATTTGCCAAGTTCTTTTACGAACAAGGTTTATCTGATGCTACCGAGGATGTAATGCGCAAGACTAAAAATATTAATATGTCTGAGCGTAGAGCACCCGAAGTAACAAACAAAGGAGGAATGCAAGTAAAAGCAAAGGACAACGATTCAGGTCGTGCCCTAAAAATTAAAAGTATTAAACGAATTTAAAAACTTAAAAAAAAGAAAAAATGGCAATATTACCTTCACCGGGGTTTGCGTTACAGCCGAGTGCTGAGCAAGTCCCTTTATCGACAAATTACATTACCAACTTCGACTTCTTAAATCAGTATCTTCCTGATACTTATGAGAAAGAATTTGAGCGTTATGGTAACAGAACAATCGCTTCTTTCCTTCGTATGGTAGGAGCTGAGATGCCTTCTAACTCTGACTTAGTAAAATGGGCAGAACAAGGTCGTCTTCATACTAAATATGTTAACTGTGCTTCATCTGCATCTGCAGCTGCTGATACAGCAACAATTACTGTAAGTGATACTTTAATCCCTGCTTCAGGTCCGGGTTCAGGTGGAATAGCTATCCGTAAAGGACAGACTGTTTACATTTCTGACAATGCAGGAACAGGTTCTAACAAAGGTATCGTTATTGCAGTTAACACTACTGCAGGTACTTTCCAAGTTGCTTACTACGAAGGTGGTGGTCAAACTTTTGGTTCAGCAGCAACATTAACTGTTTGGATTTATGGTTCAGAATTTAAAAAAGGAACAAACGGAATGGAAGGCTCTTTAGAGGCTAACGACGATTTCTTTGAAAACTCTCCAATCATTATCAAAGACAAGTACGCAGTATCAGGTTCTGATATGGCTCAAATTGGATGGGTAGAAATTACTACTGAAAATGGAGCAAATGGTTACTTATGGTATTTGAAATCTGAGCACGAAACTCGTTTACGTTTTGAGGATTACTTAGAGACCTCTATGGTTGAAGCAGTTCCCGCAGAAGCAGGTTCAGGTGTAGTAACTCAAACTACTTACACTGCAGCAGGTAACAAAGGTTCTGAAGGTATCTTCTACGTAGTAGAAAACAGAGGAAACGTATGGGGTGGTGGAAATCCAACTACATTAGCTGATTTCGATACAATCATCTCTCGTTTAGATAAGCAAGGTGCAATCGAAGAGAATGCAATCTTCTTAAACAGAGAGTTTGGTTTTGACATCGACGATATGTTGGCTACATTAAACGGATACAATAGTGGTTCTGCTGCAAACGGAGCTTCATTTGGTTTGTTTGATAACGACATCGAGATGGCATTAAACTTAGGTTTCACAGGATTCCGTAGAGGTTACGATTTCTACAAGTCTGATTGGAAATACTTAAATGACCCAACTATGCGTGGTGGTTTACCTGCTACAGCTGGTTCAGGTCGTGTAAACGGTTTATTAGTTCCTGCAGGTTCTACTTCAGTGTATGACCAAATTATGGGTAAAAACGCTAAGAGACCATTCTTACACGTACGTTACAGAGCTACAGAGGCAGAAGACCGCAGATACAAAACTTGGATTACAGGTTCTGCAGGTGGTGCAGCTACAAGCGACCTTGACGCAATGGAGGTTAACTTCTTGTCTGAGAGATGTGTATGTACACTTGGTGCGAACAACTTCGTATTGTTCAACTACTAATTAATAAAAGAAGGTGGTGTCTTTAAAGACACTGCCTTCTTTATTTTATTTATTATTTAATCTTATTATATCAAATGAAAAATGCAACACCCGTAGATAAAATCTACAAATTAGTTAAAGAAGCAGCTCCACTTTCGTACACGCTGCCTATAAGAAATTCAAGACGCTATCCATTACTTTGGTTTGACGAAGCAAATAACGTCAACAGAGCATTAAGATATGCTGTCAATCAAAGAAGTCCTTTTGAGGACGAACAAGATGGTAATGCTATTGTTGAACCTGTTATTTTTGAAAATGGCTTTTTAAGCGTTTCAAGAACTAATCCTGTTTTACAGCAGTTTTTATATTACCATCCATTAAACGGTAGGTCTTTCGTAGAAGTTAACAACGAAAAGGATGCCAACAAAGAGGTAGAGATTTTAAATATTGAGGTTGATGCGCTTATTGAGGCTCGCCAATTATCTCTTGACCAATTGGAAACAATGTCAAGGGTATTATTTGGAAGAGACCCACAAAAAGTTACTACAGCTGAGTTAAAGAGAGATATATTGGTGTTTGCTAAAAGAGACCCAAGAGCTTTCTTAAACGTATTAAATGACCCAATGCTTAGACACAACGCTAACATTCACGTGTTCTTTAATGCTAAGCTATTAAACTTCAGAAACAACAATAAAGAGGTTTGGTTTAATACCGCTACCAATAAAAAGAAAATGCTTTCTGTACCATTTGGGGAGGACCCTTATTTAACAGTAGCTCATTACCTTCAATCTGATGATGGTCTTGACCATTTAAAGATGTTAGAGAGTAACCTATAAATTAGTTTATAGTAAAAATACAATTAACGGGGGTGCAATTTGTACCCCCTTTTTTCTTTATATTTGTAAAAAAAAGAATATAGATGATTAACGACGTAAGAAACACAGTCCTATCCGTGTTAAATAAAAACAACTACGGTTATATCTCTCCATCAGACTTTAATTTGTACGCTAAAAATGCGCAAATGGAGATATATGAGGAGTATTTTATTAGTTATAATAAGGTTACAAATGCTGAAAACGCTCGTGTTTCAGGTACAGACTACGCGGATACTAAACTTCCTATTGCTGAAATTTTAGAAATTTTTATGCACGTAGATACGCTTGCTCAAGCAACACCTTTAACTAATGAATATAAATATCCGTCTTTAATAACTACGGGATTTGATGCTTATATGATTTCTAAGATAGAGATTTTTGATTTATTTGGTTTACGTTTAGGTGAAGCAGAAAAAGTTTCTGTTAGCAAGATTAATATGTTGGTAGATTCTATCTATACAACTCCTAATACTAAGTACCCTGCATACACATTAGTTGGAAATATTATTAGTGTTTACCCTGATACTATTAATGGGGTTAACTCTGTAAAATGTACATACTTTAGCTATCCTGCAGACCCTAAGTGGACTTATATTACCTTAGTAAATGGTGAGCCTGCATTTGACCAATCTCAACCTGACTATCAAGACTTCCAATTACCAATTGAAGATGGATATAAATTAATTATGAAGATTCTTCAGTATTGTGGTGTATCAATTAGAGAGTCTGAAGTTGCAGCATTTGCAATAGGTCAAGAGCAAAGCGGAAGCCTATCATCTAATAAACAATAAAAAATAAATTATGGCATATATATCACAATACGAATACTACGATAATAATGGTGTAGCTCCCGAAGATAAAAACTGGGGTTCATACCAATATGTATCACTATATGATATAGTTAATAACTTTTTATTAATGTATTATGGTAATCACTCTTTAGTAAATAATGAGGAGAGATATAAGATTTTATTCCACGCCAAAAGAGCGGTTCAAGAATTAAATTACGATGCATTTAAAGAGATAAAGGCTTTAGAGTTAACTGTAGCAAGCAACTTAATTTTTGTATTGCCCTCTGATTATGTCAATTGGGTACGTATTTCTTTGTACAAGGATGGTTATTTAAGACCACTTACAGAGAATATTCAAGTGTTGTCGGCTAATGCTTACCTTCAAGATAATAAAGGATTTATTTTATTTGACCAAAATGGTAATATTATATCTCCTCAAAATTCTCAAATTGATTTTCAAAGATTAAATAACCAAAAGAAAGACATCTACTTAAATCCAAATAGCCCTTACAACGGGCAAGAGGGTTGGTATATGGACGGACTATGGTACTTCCAATTTACTATTGGTTCTCGTTTTGGTTTAAACACAGAAACTGCTAACTTTAACCCAACATTTAATATAGATAAGAAAAAGGGTGTAATTAATTTTAGTTCAGATATGATGGAGCAGTCGTGTATCCTTGAGTACATATCTGATGGTATGGAAAATGGAGATGACTCTTTAGTAACTGTTAATAAATTATTTGAGTCGTATATATACGCATATATCCAATACGAGATAGTAAACTCTAAATTAGGAGTTCAGGAATATGTCGTTGCACGTGCTCGCAAAAATAAGTCTTCATTATTAAGAAATGCAAAAATAAGAATTAGCAATATACATCCGGGAAGATTATTAATGAATCTAAGAGGGATGGATAAGATGATTAAATAATATTATGGCGAATATAACAAGGAATTTTACAGCGGGCAGAATGAATAAGGTTGTCGATGAGAGACTTATTCCTAATGGCGAGTATATTGATGCATTAAATATTAGGATGGGTTCTACAGAACAATCTGAGATTGGTGCTATTGAAAATACTAAAGGTAATCTACCGCTTACTTCTTTAAATTATATTGACGGAACACCATTAAGCGCATCAGCAAGATGTATTGGTGCCGTTGAAGATGCTGCCAATGAAACAATTTATTGGTTTGTTCACGACCCTGCATTTCCTGTAGGAGCTACAGGTAAACTTGATATAATAGCATCGTTTAATGTTTTTACTAACATATTAACTTATAATGTAATAAGTATAGATGATGGTAATGGTTTAAATACAACATTAAACTTTAATCCAACATATTTAATTACTGGCGTTAATATAATTAATGATTTTTTATATTTCACAGATAACTATAATCCGCCACGCTTTATAAACACAAAAATTAACTATCCTAATCCTGTATTAGATATAGACCAATTTAGTGCTGAATCAATTTTAGTTATAAAGCAACCACCTATTGAGGCACCTACTATTCAACCAATAGCTACAAGTAGTCAAGATAATTTCTTAGAGACAAGATTTATTTGTTTTGCTTATAGATATGAGTATGCGGATGGGCAGTATTCTGCTACGTCTCAATTCTCGGCACCTTCATTCTTTCCTAAACCATTTAACTTCAGTATTGAAAGTTATTTAAATGAGGGAATGGTAAATAATACTAATGCCTGTAATATAACTTTGAATACAGGCGGACCTCTTGTAAAGAGTATTGATTTACTTTTTAAAAATGCAGATGGTAATATTATTAAGGTTATTGAAAAAATAAACAAACAAGAATTAGGTATTCCTGATAATTCATTATACCCTTACCAATTCTCAAATAGTAAAATCTTTACAGTATTACCTGAATCTGAGTTGCTTAGATTGTACGACAACGTACCACTTCTTGCACAAGCTCAAACTATTATGGGTAATAGATTAATGTATGGTAATTATATTGAAGGTTACGACCTTGTAGATTTAAATGGTATTGCTACAATGTTTGAATACACTACTACATTAGTAAGTGAAACAATTGGGGATACACCAATACCTGACGGAACAGCAATAGGTAATTATACTATTAATGGACCTATATCTGTAACAGATGCGTATGTTACTATGGATTTAGATGGTTTAAATTTAATTTCAGGCTCTTCTATTAACTTAGATGTTAATATTGAGCACGCACAATTTTCAGGCACTTTACCTTACCCAACTGCAACTACAGGAACTATACAATTATCATTTACATTTTATTTACAAACAAACTACGCCTCGGCTTATGATTTAGCAAATAGTACAGAATTTAAAGATGCTATTGGTACAACCCTTAACATTAAACCTGTATATTCTGCAAACCCATTAGATGAAACATCTTGTGATGGTATTACTTTTACAGATAATGTAAATTGTGTATTACCAAATACATTAGATTCATTAACAAAATATAGAAGTGGTATAACAGGAACAAATCAACCTATATTTATTGATACAATACCGGGTAGTCCTATTATTGGATTATTATTCCCTGCAATGGAATATGTTAATAATGTAACCACTCCAACTCAAAGTGTATTTGAATATTATAAAGTAAATTTTGCTCAGGCAACATTTCAAGAAATAGCAAATCCTAAAAGTTTACATAGTAATAGAGACTACGAGATTGGTATTGTTTATATGGACGAGTTTAACAGGTCTTCAACAGCCTTAGTAAGTCCTCTTAATACGCAACATATTCCTTGTGGATATGCTAAAAATAAAAATAGTATTAGAGTAACTATTCCTACAACACAGATTGCTCCTTATTGGGCAACAAGATATAAGTTTGTAATTAAGCCTGACGAAGAAAATTATGAGACTATTTATAGTAGCATTTTCTTTAAAGACCCAAATACAAATGAAACATATTTTTTACTTGAGGGTGAGAATGCAAGGAAGGTAGAGCAAGGCGATAGATTTATTGTTAAGGCTGATTCGGATGGTCCTACAGAAACTTGTGTTTATGCTACTGTCTTAGAAAAAGAATCTAAGGCTGAAAATTTTATTGTTATACCAAGTGAATTAGACCCTTCTCAAGATATATATGTTCCTTCGGGAGTTTATATGAAAATAAATACAAACAGTTTTTCTGCTGTCACTGACGAATTATCTGTAATAGCTCCGGGAAATTTACTTACAACGGCTGAGTACGAAGGTACTTCTCCTATATTAAATTACCCAATGAATGTTGAACGTGTAGTAGGATATGACCCTTTAAACCCAACTTGGGTATATCAAGATTATACCGTACCTGCGGGGAGTAGAATAAAATTACTTATAAAGTTATCAAGATTAGGTAAGAGTGACGGAACTGGTGCCTGTGAAAGAAGGATTTATACATTAGAAAAAACATATGTATCATCAAATAATTATGATAATATGCAAGATTGGTGGAATGGAGAAAATATCCAAACTACTATTAATGATGGTATTACTGAGTGTGGTGGTGGGTGTACAATTAATAATGTTTATATACCAACTACTGCCACTACTGCAATAGATGTTTTAACAGCTCTTGGTACTAACTACTATAAGTTTTATAGAAACGCTACAACAAACTATTTAGGATTACTTGTTACAGGTACATATACTTGTGGTGGTAGTCGTGCGGGTAGATTGTCAAAGGCAAGTGCTGACATAACTGTTTACAGGGCAGAGACTACAATTGTATTTGAGACAGAGCCTCAAGATGCACAGCCAAACATTTGGTATGAGAATGATTTATCATTTAGTATCAGCGCATCGGGTGAGCATACGGGTAATGTGACTAGCCAAGACTTTGCTCTTGGTATCCCTGCTGTTGTAGACACAGAATTTTTTAATTGTTTTGCTTTTGGTAATGGTGTTGAAAGTTATAAGATTCGTGATTCAATCACAGGAAGAGCATTTAACTTAGGCAATAGAGTAACGTCTGTAGCTAATCAAGACTACAGCGAGGTAAATAGATTTGCTGACATTACTTATAGTGGTGTATTTAATAATGAATCAAATGTTAATAAGTTAAATGAGTTTAATTTAGGCTTATTAAACTTTAAGAATTTAGAAATATCTTTTGGTCCAATCTATTTACTGGATGCAAGGAAGACTGATATTCTTGTGTTACAAGAAGATAAAATTTCTTATGTATTAGCAGATAAAAATTTATTATCTGATGCTTCGGGGGGTGGCGCATTAACGTCTATTCCTGAAGTATTAGGAACTCAAATTGCTCGTACTGAGAAGTATGGTATTAGCTTTAACCCTGAAAGTTATGTTCAGTGGGGAACAGATAGATACTTTACAGATACTAAGAGAGGTGCCGTTATTCAATTAACGGGAGATGATTCTGCTTCAAGTCAACTAACTGTTGTATCAGAGAGTGGGATGAGGTCTTGGTTTAGAGATTTATTTATTGAATCTTTTAATACTCAAAAGCTCGGAGGATTTGACCCTTACTTAAATGAATATGTATTATCATCTAATGATATAGTAGTACCAAGTAATCCTCAGTGTTTAGATTGTGGTATTACTCAAACATTTGCTTTAACTATAGGAGATGAGATAAATTATTGTGTTGATTTAAGTCAATTAGTAGGTGATGTAATTATATCATACTCAATTGTTGGCGTAGGTACAGTTACAATTAATGCAAATTATAATGATATAATTTATAGTTCAGGAGATATTGGCGGTAGTGGTAGTTTTAATTTTAATAAAGATATTCAAAATATAAGTACGGTTGATATACAAATAGTATCAAGTGGAACCGTAACTCTTCAATTAACAGTTAATTGCCCTGCTCAACAAGAATTAAAGATTGTTAATGTAGTAATAACTAATGATTATCAAGCAGGAGAAACTATTCATACTCAATATAGATACACTAATGGAACTTTTGTTTCTCCATTACAATCTAATTTGGTATCATTTGTTTCAGGTACAGCCAATCCTCTTGTTTCATATTACAATATACTAACGGGTTATGTAGGTTCGGGAGGATTTCCTCCTGCGGGAAGTACAATGACTATTAGTACAAATAAGTATGCAAGTGATACATTTGACTTTGAGCCTTTAAGTGATAAGTTTATGTATTACAGGTCTAATACATTGTATGCTAATAACCCCGTAGATATTCAGATTTTATTGTTTGTTGCAAGTACGGCTTCCCCTAATTTGGGAGGTGGTGCCTATAATTATGCAGACTTTACTGTACCAACTACAGGAGAATATTTATATTTGATTTGGGATTTTAGAGATTCAGTTTCTGTACCTTTGTGTTACGATGAAAATGACAATATAACTACTATTTGTTGTGATTGCGAATTACCTTGTCGTACATTTAGTCCTGAAGGATTAGAAACTCCAAGTGCTGAATTTCAATGGATTGATTGCAATGGAGACAGTCAAAATTTAACAATAACAGGAGATACTCCATTACCATATAATACTATATGTGTATTAAAACCTTATACTCCATTTTTAATTAGTGGTATTATAGGATTTGATTTATTAGGTGATTGCAGTCTTTAAAAAATAAAATTATGCCGATTACAACAAATTACTACTTAAACGGACCAACATTATCAACAGCGACTGCGGTCTTTACGGACGCAACATTACTTACTTGTGCCTCTGATGGATATTATTCAGATACTATTGTTAGAAGAAGGCAAGTAGGTTGCGTATTACAAGTAGCGCAAACTTGCCCAAGTTGTTGTATTTTTTCATTTACTACAACTACATCAGCTCAAGAAAATTCAAATACAGCGTGCGCACAACCAATAGATAATACATACTACTATCAGCCTGTTGACTGTATAGATGATGGTATTGCCGCAGGAGACCCTGTATTTTATGATATTACAGCAAGTATCCCATTAGATAATGGTTGGTATTCTATACCTACAATTGACCCTGAGTGCCCTATGTCATATCAAGTAGTCTCAGGAGTTGTAACAGAATTTCTAAGTTGCTGTGCTCTTATAGCATACGTTTCAAGTACAGAACCACAACCAAATTCTGAAGGCGTTTGTGGGCAAGAAATGCCAACTACTTATTATACAAACTCAGTAACACCGGGATTAATAGTAGGAGATGCAGTATATCAAGATAGTGGAGGAGCAAGTGTTTTAGCTGATGGTTGGTATATTACAATTTCAGAAATTCCCGAATGCCCATTAGCATATGAAGTGTTAGCCGGTGTAATTATTAATACGTTTAATTGTTGTAGTTAATATTAAATAGATGGAATATACATTAACATATAGTGAATCGGCTAAAGGATGGGTATCATTTTACTCATTCCAACCTGATTGGATGATTGGGATGAACAATTACTTCTATACATTTAAAGGAGGTAATTTGTATCGTCATAACGTCAATGCGGTTAGGAATAATTTCTACGGGAACCAATATTTTTCACAACTAACAAGTGTATTTAATGATGCTCCTCTTGAGAATAAATTATTTAAGACTTTAAACTTAGAGGGTGACGACGCTTGGGCTGCAACTTTAACTACTGACATTCAAACCACAGGGTTTGTTGATTATAGTTGGTTTTCTAAGAAGGAGCAGTCTTATTTTGCATTTGTCAGAAACTCAGGAACGGTGCCGGCATCGCCAGACCAATACCCATTAAGGTCATTAAATGGTATAGGTAGAAGCATTGCAGTTTCAGGTCCTAATACAGCACAAGTAATATTTTTCTCTATGAACCCATTAGTAGTTATAGGAAGCATTATTAGCATAGGCGACTACGTGTACTATGCAATACCTCCTTCAACTGCGTTGGTGCTTGCAGGGCAAGTAACTAATATTGAAGTAAACTATGTTCTTCCTCCTTTTGGTGTTAATAGGTTAACTATTGACTCTACAATTGCAGGGGCAGTCTATCCTATACCATCTCAAACAGCTTATTTCTTATACATTAAGAACTCGGTGGCTGAATCTCACGGAGTATTGGGTCACTACTGCACATTCACCCTTCAGAATACTAATACCGACAAGGTAGAATTATTTGCTGCAGAGGCGGATATTATGAAAAGTTATCCATAAAAACTTTATCTTTGTAGTAATATGGTATTTACTATACGACCTTTAAATACAAACGATTACGAGGACATTCTTATAGGATGGTGGAGAGATTGGGGGTTTGAACCTCCTGCAAAAGACTTTTTACCAAGTGAGGGGACGGGTGGTATTATGGTATTAGATGGAGATGTACCAATTTGTGCGGGCTTTATGTACGCAACAAACTCTAAAATAGTTTGGATAAATTGGATTATATCAAACAAGCAATATAGAAAGAAACCATATAGAAAGCAGGCTATTAATATTCTACTTGAGACGCTTACTAATAGTAGCAAAGAGGCAGGTTATAAATATGGTTATGCTGTAATCCAAAATAATGGTTTAGTGGAAACATATAAACAACTTGGATATATTGAGGGTCATAAACATACGTGTGAATTAGTAAAAATATTATAACAATGGGAATAGGAATTGGAACCGCATTAGTAATTGGAGCAGTAACTTCTACAGCAGGGTCAGCAGGAGTATCATTTGCTCAGGCAGGCAAACAAAGAAGACTTCAACAGCAAGCAGAAGAAGAAGCAGCAAAAGCATTAGCAGAAGCTCGCAAGAAACTTGACGTTAATTACTATGCAAGTTTAGGTATTAACAAAGAACCATACGAATTAGAGCGTGAGGCTTTAGTTTCTGCGGGTGCACAGGCTATTCAAGCAGGACAAGAAAGCGAAAGAGGAGCGGCTGCTACGGCAGGTCGTATTCAGATGGCGCAACAGCAAGGGCAAAGAGAAATAGCGGGAGCTATGGGAACTGAGATGTTAAATCTTGATAAATTAACCGCAGCAGAAAGTTCAAGATTAGCACAAGAACAATCAAAATTATATTTAAGTGAAGCTGAGGGTGCTCAACTTGCAGCTCGTGATGCTCAACAGGCGGCTACTGCATTTACTACAGCAGGAGTTAAAGGTATAGCAGATACAGCAACTCAAGCTATATCATCTTTAGTTCCTTTATATCCAAATACAGGCGTAGATGTAACAGCAAGTGCAGGAGGAACAGTACCTGCAACTTCAAATCAAACATTTCAAGGTACACCATTTGCTGCACCTTCAGCATTAGGCTTAGGACAGATTGCGCCACAAGCAACAAGAGCTGTTATGCCTCAAAGTAATCTAGCACAAGCTAATATAGCAAGTCAATTTAAAAATACACCGTTTGGAACTGCTATGCCATTTGGTGGGGCTCAAGGAGCAAGTCCATTAAATGCATTTAATAATCCTGCATTAGGCGGCTTAACAAAAACCCAATTAGGGGCAATGAGTAGAGGAGAATTGTTAAAGTTATTAGGAGGTATATAATTATATGGCAACATATTATAAATACGCAGAACGTCAGGAAGATGCATACGTAGATTGGAGTGCAATTGGTAAAGAGGTTTCTGATTCATTATTAAAAGAGAAAAAATTTAGAGAAGATACAAAAGCCAAGATTGATGAGGATACTCGTCAACTTGGTGTTAAGATTGATAATGCTCCTCAAGGTCAATTCCAAGATGGTAATAAGTTTACCTTACAATATGCATCTGATGCACAGCAAGCGCGTTTATTGCAAGATAAATTATTAAGGTCAGGACAGTTAAGTTTAAAAGATTATACTGTACAACGTCAAAATCTTAATGATGGAACAAGTCAAGTATTTGACCTTTCAAAATTATACCAAGAAAACTACAAATCAAGAATGGAGCGTGTTCAAAAAGGAGAACTCCAAGCTATGAATATTGCTAATCTTTCTTCAGTAGAAGGATTTGCTGATTTTTCAAAAACACAAGCAGTTATTAATGCCAAGGACGGTACAGTAAATCTTGCAAGTTTAGAGATTGACCCCACTACAGGTCTTAAAAAAGTAACTAATAATATTGTCCCTGTTAGTGTGCTTAGAGGTAAAATCCTTGCAGAAATTCCTACTTTTAAAGTAGAAGAAGCAATGAATAAAACCAAAGCAAGTTTAGGCACAAGAGTTGAGTCTTTATATAAAGCTGCTACTATAACAGGTGCAGGAACTATTACTCAATTAACGGGTGTAGGTGCTATTGGTAGATACCCACAATATGCAGGAGTAATTAAAGATTTTAATAATGCATTAGATAATCAAGTAGCTTCTTGGTTTTCTAACCCATATAACTTATCTTCAGTATTAACTGAAAATACAGGTAACTATAGTTCTGAGTCTTTTACTTACGATAAAGAAGAAGCTAAAGCTGACTCAAGTAAGATTTTATTAAAGATTAATACGTCTACTCAATTACCTACATTAGATGAGAGTGGTGCAAATTATGCTGCTCAAAAGAAAGAAGCTGAGCAGTGGGTTAAGAGTTCTTTATTAGCTAAACTTGATTCAGAGGTTAAGATGACTACTACTGCTCAAACAGGAGAGTTAAGCACTGAAGGTACAAAATATCGTGCTGATAAAGCTGAAAAAGAAAAAGACGCAATTAACTTTGGTGAGCAATTAGCAAACTTAGTTTCAGGTGACGCAAATAAAGCTGATGCTGCTGTTAAATACTTTGCAGGTTTAGGTATAGATTTAAGAAGAGGTACAACACAAATTGAAGTTTCAGATAAAAGTGGTAATTTTATTCCATATGCTTATGGTAATAAATCTTCTCAAGAATTAGAAAAGGCAATTGTATCAGCGTTAAATGTTAATGGTTTACCTGAAGATTTAATCTTAAAAAATGCTGCAAGATTTAGCAAAGGAAGAGCCGTTAATACAACAGATGTATTTGAAGGTATAACTCGAAAAGAAAAACCTGTAGAAGTAGATATTCCTGTTGAGGTGTTTACTACAGGTGATTTTTTTGGTAATGATACAAAATCAATAGATTTAATACAAACTAAATTACCACAAGGATTCTCTGTAAAAGAAGGTTCAGGTAAAAATGATATTGATATTGTTGCTCCAAGCGGTGCAATAAAAACTTATAATTCAAGATTAGATAAAGATGATGCAGCTGCAGCAAAAAAAGTAATCGAAGATTTTATAAAGAAAAACATTGGTAGTTCTACTCAAGGTGTAGGTGGTAAGTATAATTAATAATATAATTAAAATATGAACGAGCAAGCAATACAAGATTCTTATAATTTATTTGTACAACAAGG